TCTTTTAGCGCGGCTAGGATTTGTTCATCGGTGCATCGTTTCGGCATGACTACTCCATTGTTGTAAGCATCTGCTGCAACAAGTGGCCTAGTCGATCTACCAAGACTTCATCGTCCGACAACGCCTCATAGCCCGCAAGGTCAAGCATCGCGTGCATCGCCTCGTGCGCCCAAACTTGTTGCCGGTGTGAGCCTTTTACCGTCGAAATCACGTCAATTCGATACTGCTCGGGCAGCCATATCCCTACGGTGCCCTTGCCGTGACGCCATCGACTCGGAGAGACAACCCTGACTTGGATGGTATGCCCCAGCAGTTGGAACTGCTTGGGGATTCCGTCAGAGCGCATCTAGACCCCCTATCGCATCAGGTTATCTGCGATTCGCCTCGCCCAACCCCGACCAAAATTTGCCCAGCCGGGAAGGCTTGTGAGGAAATGTAGTCTAGCGCCGCTATACTTTGCAAGAAATTTGTTTACGTTTATGTTGTTAAGTGCCTGAATTGTCACAGGACCGACCTTTCCGTCATCTGGCACACCGACAATTCTTTGTGCCCAGCGTATCGCTTGGCTCGTCCCTGAATTGACAGCAGCATCAAACAAATCGAACCGCATACCTGGCGGCACGTCATCGAGGCGCAGCATCGCCCAGTAGCGTTTGCGGTACACGCGCTTGGCGTCAGACAATGGGTATTCCCGCATATCGCCCTTAAAGCCTTCTGACCGTGCGACAGCCTGTGTCACGCCGTATCGGGTAGCCCCACCCGGATCGGCTGGATGGTCAACAAAACCCCCCTCGTGCAGCAGCAACGCGGCGAATGCCTCATCGAACGTCATTGCGTACCCACTTCTGCAAGGCCCGGAGTTTGGCAAACTCCGCATCGCACATCGCCGCTAAGGCGTAGAGGTCGGGGCCGATGTCCGGCCCTTCTGCAAAATCGCTTCGAGAGAGTTCGTTGCCGCCTGCGGTGGTGGTGGTTCGACCATCAGCTCCTTGGGCGGCTGGGTCGGCAGGCACTGCACGGGTTTCGTTGCACAGCCGGACAGGAGTACGAGGAACAGGGCGACTGCGAAGAGCATCCATCTCGGATCGGTACGCACTTGCAGCAGCCTCCGCACGCGCTCGGTCAGCACGCTCCGCAGCAAGCTGCGCTTCCAAACTCTCAATCTTCGGCTCAAGTTCAGCACGGACTTGCTCCTTTGCCCGGTGTATCCCAAAGACTACGATTAGTCCCAACAACGCCGCCACAATCATGTGTGGTGCATAGCGCCACACCCACAGCGGAATCATTTGTCTACCTTGTCGTCCAGCCGGTCCCAGATGCGCATCAGCATTAGTTCGATGCGCTCAAGGGCTGCTTTGTAGTCATCGCGGCGGACAAACTGGTTCATCATGTCTTTGTGATCGCGCTGCAAGTTTTCCATGCTAGTCATAACTGAGCGCAAGAGCCAACCTCCGAAAGCCCCTGCCAGTAATGCAGCAATGTTGAATGCACTCTGCCAATCCACGTCACTTCTCCGAAAGAGCCTGCGTCGTAATGGTGCGTAGCGCCACGTTGCCGAGCGATCCGACGAGCAGAATCGCCGCAGCGACCTGAGAGCCAAACAGCGTCGTCAGGTGGGAGGCCACGAGTTCGAGCGAGGCGAGAACGGCAAGAAACACGTTCCACCAGATCATCTTTGATTTAAGTGCGCCTTGAATCATGGTTATCTCCTAAAAGCCTAATTGATTGACGCGTTGTTGCTCAGCAAGAAAATCGACTTGCTCTGGAGTTAATGCGTTTCCAACTGCCGTTGGCACAAATTGCGGGAACAACTCCGGGGCCGCCCGCTGTACAGTGGGGCCGCCCGCCGCAGCCATCGCACGAAGTCGATCCGCTTGCATCATTGCTAAGCGATTGGCCATAGCGCGAGAGCCTGCACCGGCGCCGCTTGCCGTTAATGCAAGGCCAGCCGCAACCAACGGATTGCCAGTTTGTTGCCCGATTACCCCAAGACCGCCATATCCAGCTAATTGCGCAGCGGTTCGCGGAATGTCACGAACATTTGGCCGTAAAATTCTAGGCGGCGCAAACAGCGATCCGAATGACTCTAAAGCATTGATGCTAGCGCGGCCCTCTGCAATGTCATCAATGATCGCTTGTTCGTCTGCGCTGAATTGCCGTTTCTTTTTTGCGTATTGAGGCGTTGCGCCTCTAGAAATTTTATAAAATTCGTTACGAATAATTTCCGATGGTTCTGCGTTTTTGGCAACTTTTGCTTTTTCAAGAATGCCGTCGATAATTTGTGATCGACTTCTGCGCGTTACTAAGTCACGACCAGTAACCAAATGTGCTGCCGAAGCGGGCGCTGCGTTGCCTACAAACGTGTCAAGTTGCGTTACAAGAGCTTGCGCTAAATCTCGTTCTTCTTTGTCCGGGCTGTTTGCTGCTCGAGCAAGTTCTTTACGCAATTTATCAACACGGTCAATAGAAACTGGCTGATTAACTTTTGCCTGTTCCTTAAAAATGTTAAACGCGTTTGCAATACGAGTATGTTTGCTTGGCAAATACTGCGCAGAGTTCGCAGTATTAATCAAAGATGTTTGTAAATTTTTAAATGCCGTTGGATCGAGCGACTCATTCAACGCCCGCATTGCGGTGTATTCTGCATCCGCCGCTTTTGCAACTTCTTTGGTTGACGGGCCGCTGGGACGCAAGAACGGACGAACGACCTTTCCGGCAGCAGGCGTCAAAACGCCAATTGCAGTGCCAGTTTCGATTTCTTCTGGATTGACGATTGCGGTACTAAGACCGCCAGCAGTGCCTCCGCCAAGCAGCCGTTGCGGAGATGACAATCCAGACGCCAAACCACCAGACTGCACTGATCGACCGAATTCGCGAACAAAAGGAATGCCTCCTCGCAAACCGGCAGCCGATGCGGCCAATGCATCAACTCCTCGAATAATGCCTCCCGCAGCCGGACCTGCGGCAAGGCTAGCCGCAACCGGAATCATTGCTGCAACTGCCGATTGACGCTCTTCTGGCGTCATGCCCGTGGCCTCTACTTGCGGACGGAAGCCAGTTTCACGCCCACCAATGTCGGAAAGTGATGGCCCACGGCGTTGAGGAATTTCTGACGGCGTTACAATTGTTGGCGCGTCCGCAAACTCGGCAAATGGATCACCAGCTGGCGCGTCTTGGAACTCCGCAAACGGGTCTTTCGGTTTACGGTCAGCCATTATCGCACCTTTATGCGGCCATCCGGCGTTCTAAAACGAGTGCCAGGTGCTAACTTTCTAGCGTCGTCAACTGTTTTGACATCAACTATTTGCCCACCCGCTCCGGGTGTTCCAGCAGGCGGAGGAGGTGCAGCGGCGCGCTCTGGAAGTTTAATTTCCAGACTATACGGGAACGCGCTTGCAAGGTTTGGATTTGCTTTCATCTCAGCAAACTCGCGGTTGTGCTGTTCAACGCGACCACGAATAACGTCTTCGTATACCTGAACAACTTGCGCAAGTGCATCTGGATCGGTATCCAAGTTACCCAACGCTTCTTGCATAATGAACTGCTGTTGTTGCGACGGCTGAGCGTCCAGTTTACGCAAGTTGTTTAACACATTTTGGAACAGCACCGTTCGCGCTTCTTCAGCGTTAGCAATAGCTTTTGCGTCTACGTCTACGCCAAGTCGATTCTTTAAGAATTTAGCCGCAGACAAAAACGCTTGACCACCTGTGCCCATATATTTACGAGCTTCAGTTTTTGCCAATTCGGCGGCGCGGCGAAGATTCGCCACATCCGTCGGCGATGTCTTGAGTTGTTTGTACGTTTCCCTAAATTCTTTAATAAACTCCACTTGAGCGGTTTCTGATGCAGGCAAGAAGTTTTGTATTTTCGTAGACGCAGCTCCTGCTCGTCTTGCTTCTTGTTCTTTTGCAGAATAATCAACTTCTCCGATTTTTTTCCCGGTATACGGATCGGTTGTAACAATAACGCCACCGACTTCGGTAGTCGTGCCCTTTGGCAACGCAGCATCTGCCGTCATCAACAACTGACGCTTTGATTCCGCATTCAGAGTCGCAGGCAAAAATTGTGTTGCCCAAGGAGCGCGTTGTACAACATTTGTTGCCCATGCTTGATACGCTGCTTGATCGTTGTCAGGAATCGTTGCTAATTGATCCCGCGACTGCGCCCAAAATGCCGTATTTGCCTCTTGTTGTTGTTTTGCGGCTTGAGCTGTCTTAAATGCAACGTCAGCCTGCTGAGTCTGCATACCGGGAATCGCGCCGCCCATGCCGCGCTGCGCCATCATGGTGTAAAGCGCGTTCATATCCACCGCGCCACCGGGTTGCATTGCGGCTCGATACATTTCATTTATCGCAGCCTGTTGATCGGCGGCTTTGATGCGCTCAACTTCTTGACGCTCAAGCGCACGACGGGCCGTGCCGATTTCCAAGCCCTTTGCGTATTGCTCAAGAAAGTTTACAGGTTGCATTTCTGTTGCCCCGATTACTGCCATAAATCACCCCGTCGGGTATTTGCGACCCGTTACTGTTACGCCCGGCAATACCTCATCAAGCGATTGCCGTGACAAGCCGCTGCCTTGATACTGGCCATACGCTCCAGCCAATCCACCAAGCGCCTGAGTCAACGCATTTGCTTGGCCGAGATAGCCAGATGCACGAGCCGCGCCGCCTACGCCGATGGCTTGACCTGCTCCGCTCGCATATCCTTGCGCTGCCTGTCCCATCGCGCCAGTGGCGCTCGGGCCAAGAACGCCAAGTCCTTGCAAAGCATTTGTTGTATAGGCGCGCTGCTGCATCGCACGATTAAATGCGTTTTGATATTCCTGCGAACCCATTTCCTGCCCGTATCGGGTGCCAGCACGAATCGCGCCGCCACCGAGATATTGCCCACGGGCGGCTTGCATACGGCTCAATGCCTTTTCGCCCTCAGCCAAGCGGAAGGCGTAACCTGGGTCCATCTGCAATTCGTTAATAGTAGGAGCGCGTGCGTATTCGCCGCCTTCGCCGTAAAGGGATGCCAAACGGTTTAGATTTTGCAGGCCGATTTGCCGAAACGGCTCTTGGAGCTGGACCTGCCGCTCAAACATCTCGCGTTCAAGTTGTTGCTGCTGTTGAGCTGCTTGCTGTTGGGCAGCGGCTGCTTTTTTGGCACCACGAGATTGAATCGCTCCGCCGATAACGCTGCTGCCTGCCGTTACGGCAACCGCTGGATTAGGCATGGGAAAACTCCGCTCGATATTCCAAGTAATTCTCGCCGTATAGTGCCATCACGGCTGGGGCTTTTGCCATAGCAGAATCATAGCCTTGGCACAAGATAAGGGTTAATAGCACGATGTCGTAATACCCGGCCCGCCACATGAACGACCGCTCGTCAGGGGCGCCCAGCCGCTCAGCACGATTGGCCGCTTCCCACTTCAGCACGGCTGTCGCCAACGCAGACTGCAATGAGGCGACATGGGCAAGATAAAAAGGATTAGCCGGGAACGTCACGAAAATGCTCCATATCGCTTTTTGGAGCGTTTCTGGGGCAATTTCGTCACGATCCACTGCGTCATCCAGCGTTTGAGTAATCCGCCATAAATCGAGTAGCCAAGCCGTCGCGTCAGGCGGCAGTTCCCACGCCTGATAGTGCGACAGCAGTGACTCTTCCTGCGGGGTCACGAAATCTCCCGACCCGAAGCGCGGATGTTGATAGCCGTCGCCGCAGAGGCAATCGTGGAGATCGACCCGCCCGGAGCTAGTACATGGCCCACAATCTCAGGGAACGTGTACGTCTCTGAGGGCAGCAGGGTCTTGCTTTTGATAATTAGGTTCTGGTTGCCGGCGTTATCAAACTGCGTCACAAGGTTGACCGAAATGGTCCGAGCCGACGTGTCGTAGTTGGTCGCCGTAAACTTGTCAATAATCGCCGACACGTTGGTCGCCGTGTACTGCGAGGTTTGACTGTTTTCGGCAATTTTTGCCGGGATCAGGACTTTGACGCTAACTGCCATGTGTCACCTTAGAATGTAAAGACCATGCGCACGCGGCCATTTAGCCCCGCATCGCCGTCAAAAAACTCGCCGCCATTACCACCCGCGCCTGCCGTTAGGCCGCCAACGCCAGCCGTTCCTGTCGCTCCAGCTTGCGTAAAGAGCGCCCCACCGGCACCCGTCGTATTGGTCGTGTTGCCGCCCGTCGCCACACCGCCAGCGCCCTGCTGGGCAAACTGCCCGGAATCGCCGCCGTTGCCAGGAAAGCCGGTCATGGTCGTAATCGTGAAAGGCGTTCCACTCGTGCCGCTCGACACGTTAGAGAACGTCCCAGGCTCACCGTTCGGCGAAAATCCGGTGCCCCCCTGCCCGCCTGATCCTACAATGTAATTAATTGTTTTGCCGCTATCCGGCCCAGTCAGCACCAAAATAGTCTTGCTATAGCCACCGGCACCACCGCCACCGCCGGGGAAAATCTCTGGCTCTCCTGGTGCGATCTCGCCGAGATACCCGTAGCCACCACCGCCACCCGCGCCCCAAACTTCGATGGTGACGCCTAGCGCACCGGACGGAATAACCTGAACGCCTGACCCCGGTTCGGAATAGTCATAGACGCCCGCACCGGCCCCGCCGGTCGTGCCTATGATGAATCCCGCTAAGATCGCGCCGCTCATTAGGTCAAACCCGCTCCGCTAATTAGCCACGAGGTCGCACCGATTTTGATACAGGTCGCCACACCGTTCTGCGCCAACGTGCGGGTGCCAGTCGTCGTGCTGTTCACGAGCGTCAGGGTATCCGACGTAATGGCAATCGACAGCGGCGAACTGTTCAGGTTGATAGCAATAAACACCGTGCCGGTTGCGAACGGGACCGACGCGTTAGCCGGAATGGTCAGCGTCAAGCTGGTGCCATTCATCGTAATCGTCTTGCCCGCATCCGACGCAATCAGCGTGTAGTTGCCGGTTTTGCTGTTTAGCGGCGCTTCTCGATAGCCGACCGGATAGTTCGTATTGCTCGGCGCGTTGTCAGGGATCAACGCCGTGCCGGTAAAGGTCGGGCTGGCAATCGGCGCATAGGTCGAAGCAGCGGTCGCCGTGGAGAGGGCATCGGTGATGCCATAGCCTGCCAGCGTCGTCGGGGTGCCCGTGACGTTCGACCATGCAATACCCGAAATCGTCAGGTCATTGATGCCTGAGATGTCGTCATACGCACCAATTTGGACGTTCGCCGCAGTCGTTAAAACGAGTTTGTAACTGACCGATTGCGTTAACCAAATCTCATTAGGAACACGCCCTTCGGCATCCAGAATGATCGGATTGGTGTTTGGCGTCGAACCGCTAATGCTGGTGTACGTCGCCTCTGGCGTCGTCGTTCCGGCGGTATATGTAAAGATTTTGCCACCGGCCAACGGGTTGCCCGCAGCGTTAAAAAACTGCGCTCCAGCACCGGCCAGCGGGGAAAGAAATACGCTCATACGTACACCTGCATAACGGTCAATATGATGGATGGAATTGCTGGCACGGGAGCAGCCGCCGCAAACGTCTGAAGCTGCACGTCAAGGCTGTCCACCGAAAAATATAACTGAAAGTAGTCGCCGTTAGATAACGGCAAGAAAAAGTTTGCAGCCGAGAAGATTTCGGCGTTGTTGCCCTGAATCTGAATCAACGACCCAGAATTGGCGACCGCCGTGCCGTTGATAGCGGGCCAAATGTAAAACTTGCCGCTACCGCCTGAAGTCTTGTCCACCTGAATGGAAAACTGCACGTTGTAGATGGCAGGCCGCGCAACTTTGATTTTGCTGTTATCCGCCGGATCACGGTAGACGCCATACGCCGTGTCGGCGTTGTTGTAAGTAATGGCATAACCCGTATTGATAACGGTCGCCGCTTGCGTCTGCGTTGAAAAAAACGACCCAAAATTTACCACATTCGGTTCGGGATACCGGGGCAGCAGTTTAAGCGCCTGTATCTCAGACTCTAGTACCGGCACCATATCTTCAACAGTGGCTGCCAGCGCCGGGGTCAACTCAAGATCAGCGGTCGTAATCTGCGTCGTACCGCTTCCGGTCAACACAAAGACGTTATTCAAATACCGGAACCACTCACGGGAAATCAGGCCCGTCCGCTCGTCAATGAACGGCACTCGAGGAGCAGGGATATTGGTGGTATTGCTCGTCACGCGGTCGTCGGGCTGATATCCAGCTCCGCTCCCATGATTGCGACAATCACCGGATCAGTTCCCGATGCTTCATACACGCGGTCACGCGATTTCATCGTCGCGCCGAGACGCCGCCAGATCACGCGGGTATAGGTCGCGCCAATCGGCCCCATGTTGCGCCAATACTCATCGCTCCAGGTATGGCCGCCATCGTCCGACCAGCGCAGCATGACTTGCGGCTCAGTGCCGACATCGTTACCGACAAACGCAAATAGCGGCCCCGGCACAGAGTTTGGCGAGATCGCCTGCTCAGTCCAAAGTTCTAGCGCGTTGTTCGTAGACAATACGTCGAACAAGCCTTCCGACAAGCCCACGCCCGTCTGGCAGTCCAACTGCAACTGGTGATGAATGGTGCGGTTTAGGTCATTCTGCCCGGTCGGCAACGCACGCCAGCGACGAAGCCATTTCTGCTCTTCGTTCGCGTCGGTGTATACGTCGAGCTTAAACTGGTAAATGTTGCCGTTCTCAAAGTCGCCGACGGTCGGGTCGTTGTTAAACGCCGCGTGGCAGTTGGAACGGTGACGACGGAACTCGCCGTTAAAGAGCGCCGCACGCTCGTGCCACGATCCGGTCGCTGCGTCATACACCCAAGTGGTGTTGGCAGTCGGAAAGATCAGCACGTAAAAAGCATGGCCGTCTTGCTGGTACGTATACGCAATCGCATCCGTCATGTCGGTGTATTGCTGAATCGCAAACTCCACCGCATGGGTCGATACGCGCACGCCCTGATAACCCTGCGCTCGATACACGATGCCCTGACCACGGGCGTCTGAGCCAAGCCAAAACACGCTGTTGTCCAACTTAGCGACTGAGTACGGCGCAAGGCAGCCGATTTCGTTGTACGCACCTTGGATGCGCTCAAGCGGGAAGTCGGGGTTGCCGGAGTTGTACCAGACCTCCACGGAGTTCGTGCCAAACAGCCATGCCTCTCGGTGGTCGATCATAACGGCCACTAGGCCGTCTGGTGAGCCTTCAGCGGAGGCAAAGTCAAGCGGGTCAATCGACAGGCCGTCCAGCAACTGCGTCACCCAGATGCGCTGGCTGTTGGGTTCGTTGAAGACGAAATAGCCGTCAAGATACCCAACCGTCACCGCGCCCGGGAAGTCCGGGTCAGTAATTTGCTGGAACACGTTAGTCGTAAAGTTATAGATAAACCCATTCGGGTTACAGGCAACAAACAATTGGAAACCGTTATCGGCCATCGATACCGGACCAGTGCCGGTGATGTCGCCAAGTTTCGTAATGGTCAGGTCAGGCGTGGCTTTATAAAGTTCCGATCCCGACGCGATGTACAGATTGTTGCTGTTGTTCCAAAGGCCACGGATCGGGCCAGTGCCGATGGTGGCAATCAACTCCATGCCTGGGCAACGCTGTAGGTACGCCGGTTCCTTACCGCCTTCGGGAATAACCTCGGGGTAAAGGTTAACCATGCGGGCATCTGCCGCATTGGGGCTACGTACAACGTATGAAGACCCAAGAATCGGCGTCTTCATGGCTTACGCTACAGTGGCACCGTTGTTGGAGACAATCCACCAATCGGTCCCCAAAAATTGCAGCAGCACGCTCTCGCCGACGGCGTTAAACGTAATCGTCGTGCCGTTACCAAAGTTAGCCGGGGTTAAAATGCCCGTGTCGGCTCCAGCGGCTTCCGCAACGTAGACAATTGCTTTGAACTGTCCTGCAACGCCGTCTGCCAACGTCAGGGCATCGCCCGTGCCGGTTGAGGTAAACGCCGTGGTAAACGTCGTGACGTTGACTGCGCCGGGGCCACTTAGGCTCTGTACGCTACCGACCACAGCCCCTGCAAACGTCTGCGTCCCTGTAAACGTCTGCGCCGCGTCCGTGCGGGCAATGCTTGCGTCCGTGCCGGGGAATGTCATCGTCGTGGCGTCGGTGCCAGCGAACGTAATCGAATTGTTGCACGTCAGCGTTTTGCTGTTTGCAATTGTCAGCGTGGCAGAGGTTGCCGGAGCGGTAATCGCAACTTTGTTGATGCTCGTCGCTGCTGCAACGCCCAAAGTCGGCGTCGTCATCGTCGGATTGGTCAGCGTGGCGTTAGTAAAAAGATTGGTGTAGGTAATTTTTTTCGTCAGACTGCTTTGGACGAGCGGGAACACATCGCTGCCCGATGCGGATGACGCAGCAGGCAAAGCGGAAATCGTGATCTTCGTAGCCATGATTAGTAGTTTCCGGCGTAAATGTTGTAGCGGTTACGACGCGCAATGATGCTGTACGGCATGGCCATTACGTCACGCGGGTTGTTGATGCGCTTGAGATCGCGCTTGCTGTACATCGCCACGCGGCGCACATCTGGCGACGGGTTGACGTTGAACTCCGGGGCAAGCTCAAGAGCAAGGTTGTAGCGGAACGCACGGATGTAGCCCGGCGGGAACAAAAGCGTCGTTTCCAGCGTTGTCGGGTTAGCGAGCGGTTGCACTGAGATAAAGTGGAACTCGAGCATTCGGCTCGGCACCGGATACACAGACAACGTAATGTTCGGAAACGTCATGTTTACAAACATGACTTGCGGATACGTGCTGGTGACGGTCTTTACCGCGATGTTGTTGTACTGCAACTGATTGATGAACTTGATGCCATACGCGACGTTAGTAGTCGGATCGCGAAAGAACGTAGAGTCATCAAGCAAAATCGGGCGCTGCGTTGTCGCGTCATCAACGCCGATGTAATCATCGTCTTGCGTCACAATCGGCGTTTCGCTTTGCGTGGCTAACAAATATACGAAATCGCCCGTAGGGCCGAGCGTGCGGATACGCGCACCCGGCTCCCACATATACGTCTGATCCTGCGTGCAGAACACTGACAATCGTTCAGTGTTCCAGCTTTCCAGCATCTGGTTCAGCGCGGGCAGATTGTCCTGATACACCGATTCAGGCAATACGTTGCCCGAGTCGGTCAATCCCAACAGCCTGTGCGCACCGTTCAGCAAATCACGAACGGTATACATGGCTTAACTCCCAACGCCGGTCGGACCACCAATCAAAGCAGATTGCGGAACCGATCCCACATCCGTGTAAATGTTCGATGCCGGGATGTTGCCAATCTTGGAGTTCGGCAACTTCTGGATGTTGGTGCGGATGAGGCTGTCGAGATCGACGCGCAGATTTGCAACCGTCTCCGGCGCGACCTTGCTGCCGTACTCCGGTGCAAGTTCCATCGCCAGCGACAGTTCAAGCAAACGCTGATACCCAGGCGGCAGATACTGCGTGCTGGTCAATGTTGCATAACGCGCAATCGTTTTCTCAGCCTTGATAAAGATAGACACCGCCGCGTTCGGGGTCGGGTACAGCAGTACCTGACCATACGGGGTGTTCGGGCGGTATAGGAGCTTCGTCGGCGTACCGGCGACTGCCTTGTTGGCAATGTTCGTCCAGTATTGCTCAGTGATTAGACCGAGCGGGGTATCGACGTTGGCGATACGGACAAACGCGCCAACAATACGAATCGGGCGGTTTGTGACCCAGTTCGCCGCAGGGGACGTATCCGGGTCGTTACCAATCGTGTAGGTGTTCTGTGCGTTAACAGTCGTAAACTGTTCGGCTAGCGTGCAGAAGTAATACTGCGGATTAGCCTGCTGAGAATCAATTACGGAGTTAAGGCTGTAAAGCGAATCCTGTGCTTCGGCAGCCGTCGGTGCTTCACCAGACGCGAGCAGTCCGAGCAAGCGCATGGATTTGTAGATGATGTCTTGCGCGTAAACAGCCATTGTTAATTCCTCAAGTCATCGAGTCGCGGGGTTTTCTGCCGCGCTTCGGCCTTAATGCGTTAGCAGAAACGCCCGACGCCTCTTCTTCAGAGGACGTCGGGGTTTCCATTTCGTCTGGGTCGTTCGGATCATACTCCTCCCAACCCCATTCCATATCATCTCTGGCTTCCTGCTGAGATATGGCGACCTTAGTTCCGTGACGGGGATGACGCAAGTAAATGTTCATTCCGGCTTCGACTCCAATGGTTCGCCAATCTCAGGGGCTTCAATACGATTCACCAACATCTTGTAGGCTGAGATGACCGCTTGGCACTGAGCCACGTAGGTTTGTGCTTTAGCAACTTCTTGCTCGAGCGAATCAATCTCAATCGACAAAAACTCTTTGGTGATCTGCATTTACACCACAGCCATCAAAAAGAACGTCGTTCCTGCGTCCGTCACGCACGCAATCTTACGGTTCGGCGTGGCAGAAGTGCCACCTAGAACTGCGACCATCGCGGCGGGAAGGTTGAGCAAGTTCGTTACAGTGCCCGTGTTGCTGTTCGATGCACGGATAAACGCAGCCGATCCCGGCAGGGTGACGCTGCTCGGGAAGTCCGAGTCCACGTTCACCGCAGCCAGCGTACCGCCTGGGGTCACGCCAGAAGCCACACCAAGGGTCGCACGAATCGCGTTCGCAGCGCCCGAGATGGAACCACCAGAGTTAACCGACAAGCTGATATGCGCACCGTTCGTCGTCTGGCCTGCACCCTGCGCAGCCGCCACAGTCGAAAACGCACGGAGGGTTTCTCCAGCGCCAGCGCCCGTGAAGTTTACGCGAGAGTAGATGCCCCGCACATCGCCCGAAGCATGGGAAGCAGTCACATAAAACTGATTCACGCTGCCCGAGGACGACTGTGCAATCGGCGACGAAGACGCGCCAGAGGACACGCCACCGGAAGTGACGCGGCCCGTAACGCTAACGCTTTCAAATTCCGGGTCAGCGAAAGCAACACCAATTGCCTTTGTATTCGGCATAGTCAGTACCTCTTAGAGATGCCCCCGACGAGTCTCCCCGCCGGGGGCGTTGCTATTAGCCGAGACGGTAGGCCGTCCAAGCCGCATCGCCAGACTTACGGGCGCGGAAATGAGCCGACGTACCGTCAGCCACCACCGCAGAACCCACAACCGTCCAGCCCGTGCCCGAGAACGTAATGTCGTTGCCCGAGTCGTCGCCGAGGTTGATGCAGTAGAAATCGAACGTGCTACCAACTTTGGCGCTCGAAATCTCGTCATCAACGTCAGCCGCCGCAGCCAACGAATACGTACCCGCGCTGGAGCCACCCGGATCAACGGTAAACACACCCTTTTCAAGGTCTGCAACCGCAATCGTGCCGGACGCGCCCGCGTAGGCCGTCACCGTTCCAAGAACACCAAGCGTGGCTTCGGCAAGGTTGCCGTCGCCTACTTGATAACCACCAGTACCATTAGGAAGTGCCATGTTTAGTTACTCCTGTGAATTTAAAAATTAGCCCCAGATGCGGCAGGCCATCTGCGGACGGATCACCGAGTAGCCATACAGCACGTCGATACGGCACGGCATACGGTCGTTGTTGATGTCGTACTGACGAACAACGCGCATGGAGATACCGTTGTGGACCTGACGCGAAGCCATGTCAACGCCCTGCGGGAGCAGGAGGTCAGCCGTGGCAAACGTGATCGCGTCCTTGTGGTACACGAGGTTCTGCGGGTACTGCGTGGACACACCGCCGAGGAACGTCACCGCTGCCGCAGCCTGCGGGAACGAGTTGACGGTCGCCAGAGCGTGAGCTGAGGTGTAAATCGCCGGGCTGATCTTGACGTTCGTGTACAAGCTGCTGGCCGCAGTGATGTCTTCCGTCACCACAAACTGCTGCAACGAGCCGGTTGACTCGCGGGTCTGCGGGTTGACCGCAAACACGTTCGCAATCGTGAACACGTCGCCCTTCTTGAGGGTCTGACCGTCAACACCCACGAGGGTGATCTGAGTCGCACCCTGCG